TCCATTGATATGATGGACAACTTCTGTCCCCAATGTTCTTCCAATATGTTTTTCCATTATGAGCCTGTGCTCTAAAACATAACCATAAGCATCACACCTTGGATGAGATTCACATTTAATTCTAATATAACCATATTTCTCTCCACCTCTGCGTTTTCCTCCTTTCCAGGATGGATGATTCTTTCCAGTAATACCATGTAATCTTTTACGGCCATTTCCAGCAGCATTTAACTTTGCCATGTGTTTTCTTTGTTTCTCTGATTTTACCATGTTTATCCACAATTACCTATCTTTGCTCCGTTATCTAATGTGATACATATAAGTCCAGTAATATTTCCGTCTTGCATTGTTGCTGTCCCATCAGTAATTGAGCCAGATTCTTCAACAGTTAAACTTCCTGCAATATAAACATCATCTGTTAATTGGAATCTATCTTCTCCTTCATTCCAGTATAATGCTTCAGCTTTTGTTGGATTTGGGCTATCATCATAAAAATATAAAAATGAATCTCCAATTGCTGACCCTAATGATACATTCCCTGCATTAAATATATATCCGTCTCCTGCTAAATTTACATCTCCTGCATCAGAAGAATAAATTGAATTTGTACAGCCAGCACCATTTAGGCACATCTTATCCCCAGTATAAGTCAGGATGGATATGTTACTTGGGACATCATCAATCTCAAGAGCCGCATCAATAGTGGATGTACTATTCAAATTTAATAATTGTAAATCATATGGTCCAGTTTTCAATCTTACCACTGCGGCACCTGTATCTGTTGCACCCTCAACTAATAATGTGATCTGTCTTGAACCACTTGTATCTGAAATTTCTAATCCTTCTAAAAAGTTTCCTCTTCCTTGCATTGTTATTAATTGTGAAGTCAATACAGTTGTATTATGGTTAATGAATACACCACAAGTATCTCCATCAAGACAGATTTTGTCGTCTGTATGAATTTCAATTGCTTTATGGCTAGGAGTCGCATTAATTCTGATTGCAGGTCCAGAAGAAGCTGTTTTAATATACAATGCAGAGCCGACCCCTGCACCTTCAATCACCAAATAATCAACATTGCCTGAATCTGTTTGATTTAGTAATAATAAAGTTTTACTGGCACCAGTTACAATCTTTAGACTATCATGTTCTACATCAGAACTTATGTTTGTTGCTTGGTCTTGAGTATCAAATGCGGGTTTACCTGTTAGGTTTGCATATGGGAATGTTGCTAATGCGGCTGAAGCCCAAACACTTTGGTTTGCTAGAACATTAGCTTCTGTCTCATCCCAACCACTTTGATTAACAACAAGATTATTATAAGCGGTATTCCAATAAGTTTGGTTTGCAATTAAATCATCATAAGCATAATCCCATTTTGATTGGTTAGCTACAAGATTATCATAAGCACCATCCCATTTACTTTGATTAGCTACCAAGTTAGCATAAGCAGTATCCCAAGTTGGCATATTAGTTTCATATTCTGTTTGAGTAAGGTGATAATATTCTGCTGATGTTCCACCTTGTAATCCTGCTAAACTATTGTGATTGGTTATTGTTGCATTAGTAGTTGCAAAAGTTACCCAAGAAACTCCGTTACACCATAATAACTGAATTGCTGTGCTATCATAATACCAAGCACCTGCATAAGAAGCACTACAAGTTACTGGACCACCATTACTTCCATCTAATTTCAACATATCCTTTTGTAAAAGCATAAGAGTTTGTGAGCCACCAATTGTAACTAGACTTTCAATAGGATTTGTCACTACAGTATTTTTTCTTCTCTTGATTGCAACATAAGTATAATTTGTAGTGTCAGCAAAAGGAGTCCCATCAAACTCTTGATTACAGGTTCCTCTATCAGAAGGATTAATAAAACTAAAACTTCCACTAACTTGCATGCCGTCTGTGGTGTCTGTCACTCCTGCTGTGCCTGCACCAATTGGTTCATAAGTTCCGGAAGTGTTACAATACCAAATTTTTGGACGTATGTTAACACTAGCATGAGTGGATAATGCAAAAGATATTTGTGTGAAATTAACTGTTGAGCCAATATAAACAAAGTCATTATCATTCTCAAACATTACTGCTCCTGCACCATTTGTTGTGAAATTATAAGTTTGGTCTCTATCTTGAACATAGGCAATATTCAATATATCTGCACTACCTTGCTCAATAATATGGTCAACTTCCCCAGTTATATGGATTAGGTCTATTTCATTATTTGTTCCTTCTCCAATAACATTAATATCTATGAAAGCCAGGACACTGTTATTAATCCCACCTAGTCTAATCTCTTGAGATATTTGACTATATTCTGTTGCACTTATCCCCGTGTCTGAATCTGTAAATAATTTTAATCCAATAGCACCATCTTTGTTATCAATGTCTTGTTCTATTTCCAAAGCAGAATGACCATCAGCTCCAACTACATCTACAATATGAACGCCATGAGTATTTGTTCCGTTTAGAATTGAGATTTTAAAACTAGCATCAGAATTTTCTCCAATCTGTGCTTGAATATCCCCATTGTCTAATACTGAAAATGTAGGGGCCGGATAAACAATATAAGTAGCATCTGTAGCATCCACAATTGTAGCTCCACCTGCACTTCCAAAACTTACAGTTATACAAGTTGAATTGATGTAATCTTTTATCTCCCCTGTTGCGTATGCAAAACTTGGAACAGAAGAAATGACTGTTAGATAATTTCCTTCATCATTAGCATCAAATGGGTCTATTGAATCACAGAATTCTTGACTATCTGCAGTTATCCAACCAGTCCCACCAACTGATGTGATTTCTATTGTATCTTCATTCTCCATTAAAGCCACATTTGTCCCATAAGGTAGTGGAAAACTAAATATTGCATCTTCTAGAAGTATAGCACCAGAGACATAAATATCTCCTGGTTTATTGAAATAAGCGTGTAATCCTTTTGAAGAATTGCCTGTAAAAATATATCCTGCAATTGTGACATTCTCTGAGACATTTAGGTCTGCATTGATATTTAATAATCCTGTTAATGTTCCACCAGTTAATTCTAATCTTTCTAGAATCTCTTGTGCTTGTGTTGTGTTATCCTGTCTCAATATAGCTATCTCTTCTACCCTGGATGTGTTTTGTGATTGCAGTTCTAGAACCCATGCCAGATTTGAATTAATTAAAATTGATTGTGTACTGTTATCTTGTCTCAGTACAGCTATCTCCCCAACTCTAGATGTGTTCTCTGATTGAAGTTGTAATAATATAATTGCCTGACTTGCATTACTTGTTTCTAGATTCCCTATCCTTGTATCTAATGGTGCTAGGCTCCCATTTGAAATTAATAAACTTCCGTTCATATAAATATAATTTGCACTCACATTGCTTGCATTAATGATAGAATTGCCCATCATCTGGATATCCTCATCTGATCTAAAAGCTGCAAATACTACTCCAACCAATAATAACATCATTAAAATGATTCCTATCTTCTTTATAATTTTCATGTTGACATTACCTTCTTCCAGTCTGATGATGTACTGGTTCCTGTTGCAATATAAATTCTGATGTTGCTTGTATCTACATAAATATCTCCAATATTGTCTGGAGTTGAACTTGGTACTCCTGCTCCTGAACTTGCAAGCACTCTGGCTTCTTGGTCTGTCACCATAGCATTCCAATCTGAACTAGTGAAATCATCACCTGCTGCTTTGGTATCATCCCATGCCATGTTAATTCACCACTATGCTTGGTCTTATCTTTATCAAGCTATTTAAATATTTCCTCTCACTTTGCATTCGCTGGAATACAGAGTTCCACTGAGGGTATGGCTCTCCTTTATTTACTGTTAATTCTCCTAATGTATAAGATGTATTGAATGTGTAGGTTGAACCGATTGCATTGATTGCAACATAAATTCCTGCTTCGATTTCCATCATTCTCTTGATATAATAAGGAATCAAAACCTCAACAACTAAACTTCCACTTGCATGGTCTTGGCCTATCTGGTCCAATGTCACATGAGTTGAGTCTGCGATTGCACTTATCTGTGCATGCTCTCTATTTCCATCTGTTCCATAAATAACTATCCAGTCCTCTGCTGTAAAACTTGCAGAACTTGTCACTGCTACACTTACTGTACTTCCTGCAGAAGCTGCTGCTGTTGTTGTTGTTGATGTGGATGTCTCATTGAGCATTCCATATAAATATTTGATTATTACATTCTTTTCTTTGACTAGAAATATACTTGTGCCTGCAGTATTCTTTAGAGAAATCTGGCCTGAAGGTTGATAAATATTAATATCGTCTAGGTCGATTGAAGTGTCATTGATTTCTAAATACCTCACACCCAGCAATGGATTCTTTGCTGTAAATGTTGATCCTTTATTTGTTCCATCCTGAGTCTCAATTGCTGTAGTTGGAGTGAATTTTGTATTCATCATTCTTTCTACTAATGGCTCCACAATATCAATGGCTGAGTTTATGTCTGCATCACTAATTAAACTTGTTGGAGCCCCGCATGCTCTTCTTACATCGTCTGCATCTATATATGTTGGCATTATTCCTCCTCTAGTTTGTTTTCGATTTTATCCAATGAATTTTGAATATGTATTAATCTCTCTTCTATTCTAGCTAATACCACATCATGATTGTTCGTGTGTTCTGATAATAATTTAACCTCATCCTCCATTTCATGGATCCCATCCATATTATATTGGACATCTGCTTGAACTGTTACAGCTGTTGTGACTATGCTTGCTATAATCGTGAAGATTGTAATTAAAAAAATAATCATCCCCATCCCTGTCTTGGTAATTATAAAGCTACCATTACCATCTGATTTTATTACCATCTATCTCCTGAACTTCCTTTTTAATCTCTTGCTTATGTCATCCCTGAAAGGTAACTCTTCCTTTGCTCTGACTGCTAGTTTTAATAATTCTGCTGTTGGATAAACATGGACTATATCTCCTACAGTCTTTTTTCCAATTCCTTTAATCTTGATTAATTTTTCAAAGTATTTAACATCAATCTCTACTATTTTGTCTCCTGGATCCTCAACCTTTTCTGGTGTTGGTGCTATAATAGGTATCTCTTCAGCCTCTACATAAGGTGCAAATCCATACCTCAATCCAACTGATTCAGGAAGGTCTACAATTCCTCCTTTCTTTAAAGAAATCCAGTAATATCTACCTTCTTCATCTTCCTTGCGAACTTTAGTAAGTTCACCAAGATTGATGAATTGCATTTTAATATTCCTCCACTTGTAGATATACAGTTGTGATATCTCCTGCTGCTGCTGCTGTTACTGCTAGCATAACTCTTCCAAATACCACATAAGGTACTGGGACCACATAGGTTCCATCAAATGTTAAATCTGCAGCTGCATTGTCTTGTGCTGCTCTTCTTGGATAATACACTGAGTTATCTGCATCTGGATCTGCTCCAAGTCCACCAATATTTAGAACTTCTTGTAATGCATCCCCAACTGCTAATGAGTCCTCTGGATTCATCTCCCATAAATTGACATCTCTATCTGATGAACTTGAATGTGTTGTATTAGAATAAATTGTTTTTATTGACAAAATCTTGCCTCTAATCACATTACTGAATGTTGTCCCAGTTGTAGCACCTACTGCTATTGTGTTCTGGATCTTATGCATAGTTATCTTGCTTGCCATTTGTCCTCCGTTGCCTTTCGGCCGTTATATATGAGTTAATAAAAAGAAAATAAAAAAAATTTATTTGAAGAACTTCTTCTTCTTTGGTTCTGCTTTTAGAGCTTTCTTTGGTTTACCTTCACCATTACAAAGAGAACATAGTTCTTCTTTTGCTTTAGCAAATCCACCACATTCTAGACATGACATTCTTATGCCTCTCTTACAATTAAACCAGCACTTGAGTAATTCTTTGATAATAGAATCCCAGTACCAATCTTTGCAGTTGCTTTGTCATTTCCGTATCCTGTAGTTGTTCCTGCAGAACCGAATGTATTGTTTACCATTACTCCTGTTCCATTTAGATTTGAGCCAGTTGTTCCTTCAAAATAGACACCAATTGTTCCAGATGCTAATGATGGAATAAGGCCTAATGCATTATTTTTGAATACAAATCCATCTCCAAATCCTGAGCCTCCACTCCAGATAACTGCATCTGAGTTTGAACCTGCAGAGAAGTCATTGTTTTCAATAACTACATCTTGAGGAACGGTGCTGTTTGTTCCTAGTAGGTTAATGTCACACACATTCTTATAGAATCTGTTTCCAGAAATAAGAACTTGCCATGCATTACCTTCTGCGGACCACATAATTGCTCCACCAAGTTTCCCATTTGTAGCATGTCCTTTACAATTTTTAAAGTGACATCCTATGATTGATGTTCCAAATGCAGATTTAGCTGCATAGTCATCATCCAATAGAATACCTCCTCCAGTATTGCCTGCTCCATTAAAGCCAAGGTTTGCTATTAAACATCCTGGTGCTCTAATAATTAGGATTGCTGTGGTTGTTCCTGTACCATCTTTTAATTGTGGTAGTCCACCTTGAGTTCTTCCTCTACTGACTCCGATTATTGATAAATTTGAAGTTGCTGCAGGGATAATTATGTTTTCTTCATAACTTGTTGGATCTCCTGTAAAGTCAGTTAGGTCCTTTGCAGTTACAAATATTGTATCTCCTGGTCCTGCTTTTGTTACTGCTGCTTGGATTGTAGTTAATGCTACATTCCAACCTTTACCACTATTTCCTGCTGCTCCATTAGTTCCATCTACGTACCATACATCTCCTTCTGCATTTACTCCACTAACTCCTTGAGAGAAGGTTACGTGTTGGTCCCATGTATATGGTCCTCTCGTGTATGGTGGTGCTGCTGCATTTCCACCGACTGATCTCAATCCTTGATTACCCATTTTATTTTTCTCCCTTGAGGCTCAATAGCCCCCCTATAATTTATAGAGTGCTCTCACCAAGCGGCCTCAAGTCCCCTTGATACGGTCATCACTTCATAAAAAAATAAAATAAAAAAAATGTTTAGTAAGCATATATAATGAAATTATATATGTTAGTTCCTGCTGCACTTGTTGATAGAACAATAACACCTGATGAATTACTATCTACTGTGCAGGTTGCAACTGCTCCAACGTCTCCAGTTGTGGTCATAGACATACAATGAGCTGAGTAAACTTTACTTGCTCCGTAATCTCCCAAGTCAATTGCTACTGAGTCAGTTCCACCTATAAATGTTGCTGGTGTTGCTGCTAGTATTACTTTAACACCTGCATTTGGTGCTACTTCTGTAATTGTGCATACTTCTCCTAGTGCTCCCATTTTTCATTTCCTCCTTATGCTATATTGTCTATGAAAGCATTAAATGCTGTACTTCGCATTATCAAACATTCATAAATCTTCAGCATGAATTTGCTAGAATCATTTGTTTTTGCTAGCTGTTCATAAGTCATATCCTGCAGAACTCTCATCTCAATATAATCCATATCAAGGAAGTAAATCTGCTTTGCTCCTGAAGTATTACTCAAGAACATTGAGGGTATAACTGGTATTGGTCCAACCATTGTCTGGATGATTAACATTGGAGGCACACCGAATAGGATTTCTCCTGTCTGTGGTGCAAATCTGAATGTATCCAACATTAACTTTCTCAAGTCAACAACTACTGAACTTGATGCAACTGCTAGGTTTGGCCTACCACCATCATCAAATGCATATCTAATTGCTGTCTCTACATCGTCCCATGTTAATGCTGCTGCTGATAAGTCAACTACATTTGTGGTGTTCTGTAACTTTACAATTCCAGAGAATTCACTTGCTGTAGTGCTTGCATCGCCATTAACAATTAATTCTTCTTCCAGTTCTTTCATTGCTCTAGCTTTAACTAATACTTCGATTTGAAGTGCATTAGCTGCTGCTGCATTTCCGAATGAACCGCTTGGTGGTTGTGCTCCTGCTGGTTGAAATCCTTCTAACATATATGAAGGCATTGCTGCTTGCATAGGTCCTAGAACTCTACCAACTGCATAAAGATACTTGATTGCTGTACTAGCTCTATCATATGTATCGTCTGTTTCAGGAAGTGCTGCATCTGCTACTGCTGTGTAGCCTCCGCCTTTTGCAGTTATAACATTATAATCTGCTGTAGTTCCCTGATTTGTTACTCTAGGAAACATTTCCACTAGTGGGGTAAATTTCCTAGACTGGTCTACGATCCTTGGATCAACATAAACTGGTACAAGTGCGTATCCTGCTGTTCCTATTCCACCTGATGCTGGACCAAGTGCTTTTAATCCTGCTTCATATCTGGTCTTTAGGTCTGGGACCATATCAACCTTATGTAATGGATCGTAATAACGTGTTTTGTTTTTCAAAGCACCGAATGAGTGCTGGTAAGCTCCCACATTATCGAATCCTTGTGCTACTGATTCTGTTCTTGCTGTCATTTTATTCCTCCTTATATTCTATCTAATGGTCCAATTAATTTTGGTGCAGAGTCTGCTGATTTAGCTTCGCTGTCCCCTTTCTGTGGTCCCATTGACTTTATTTGTGCCTTCTCAACGATAGCTTTTAGCTCTTCGTTTTCTTTTTGTAAGGCTTTTATCTGTGATTTGATTTCTACCAAATCGTCAGATGATTTTGCTTCTGCTTCTGGTTCAGCAACCGGTTCAGGTGCTGGTTCAGCAACAGGTTCTTCAGCTGCAGGTTCTGGTTCTGCAGGAACTTCTTCAGCTGGTTTTTCTTCCTCTGCTGGAGCTTCTTCTACAGGTGCCTCTTCCTTTGGCTTCTCTTCCTCTACTAGAGGAGATTTAACTTCATCTTCTACCATGTTGTTTACCTCGTTTGATTTATTCTCTTGACTTTTAACAAAATCAAGGCTTTTAGCCATGACACTTGTCATGCTTGCTGCTGGATTAACTGGGTTTCCAGTCAATGCAACGTTTAAAAGATTGACACTCTCAAGTAGTCTAACTTCTGACCCATCCTTGAGTGCTGTGATTCCTGTTTTCATTGGTATGTATGCTATTGAGAATGCATCGAAGAAGCCTCCTTTAATTTCTCTCCATACTTCTTCAAATGTTTTTATGATCTTGCCTGATGAATTGACTGATTTCCAGTCTGGATTGAGTTGGAACCCAACCTCTACACCCTTTGCTGTTCTCTGGTATTTTATTCTTTTACCTAGCGGGCTCTTCGTTTTTGCGATTTGCATATGAATCTCAGAATTTCCGACCATTGACTCGTGTTCGAAGTCTAATTTAATGGTTCGTGTATCTAGCTGTTGAAACATTCCATCAAGGCATGCCTTTGTGCAGACATCATTCACTAGGTCTTTATCGCCTGTGCTTATCAGTCCTTCAATATAGAAGTCCTTGCCTGATTCTTTGGCCTCAGCCTTGTATTCCAACTTATTAGAATTAATGAAAAATAGATTATTAGGTCCCATGTTTAATAATTCAAGAAAAAGGCTTATTTAAATCTTATTACGTTGTAGCATAAAATCAGCTTATTCTGGCATGAATACCCAACTACTACGGCAGTTGACATGCGAGGGTGGTGCTGGACCTTCCCATCCTGTTTTCTTATCTTTAAAATTATCATTTACATCTACAACTTGGCCATCTAATCTCCTACATATATCTGATGTTCTTGAATCTATAGCTGACATCCATCTTTTTTTACCAGGTTCACCACTTTTCTTATATGCTATCCATCTGCCATAATTTTGTGCTCGCGCTGTCTCAGTCCTGGCGATTGCTTCAGCTCTGTTTTCAGAAACATTGAACACCTTCTCAATTCCTTTTTTGATTTCTCCTATTCCCATCCCTTGCATAAAGGATCTTTTGAGTTCGCCTCTCAGTTGTGTTGCTAGGCTTTCACTCATACCTTTGATGTTCTCAAATGTATAGTTTTGAATATAACTAATTGCTGCTTGGTCTGGTACAAAGTTCTTATCTAGATGTCTTTCTGCTTGGTCCCATCCTGACATGAAACTGGCTTTAATTGAAGCATATGTAACTCCTTTTAGTAATTCGAATGATATTAAATTCTTTAGGCTATTGATAATGTCATTAACTGATTTCACTTCTGATAATACACTCTTGCCCATCTCTTTCTCTATTGCTGTAATTAAATCATCTTCAATCTTGTTGAGTACAAAATCAACAGCTTCTATAAACTGTTCTTCTCCTGGTATCTCTCCTTCTTTTAGAATTAACGGACTCTCATTTGATTGTGCTTTTTTTTTTGGTTTCTCTTCTTCAGAATCCTCTTCTTCGTCATCTTCTTGTGCTGATTCTGCTGCTCTTCTTGCATCTGGACTCAATGACTTTTGGCCTACTTTTGGCTCTTTGTCTGGTAGGTCAGTATCATTTGCATCTTGGCTTCTCTCATCAAAGCCTCCACCGAAGAAATTAGAATTTTCTGATTGCTGCCATTCTCTTGGTGCATCATCGCCCCAGTCAACTGAATCTAGACCTTCTTGCATTCTAACTTCATTGATGGTCCTGATTCCACTCTTGGTCTGTAATTCGAATAATTCATACTTGTTTCTTTCGTCATCTATGTCAAACATATTGAACTTGAACTCTATATCTTCGTACTCAAATTCTTGTAATATGATCTCTTTATTAATTGCATTCTCTACTAATCTCAATAATGGATTAATTGCTTTCTTCCTGAATACTTTACTCTGGACTATTTGATTTGCGGATCCCTTTGCATCTTCTGTGTATCCTAGTTCTGTTGGAGTTACTCCAAAGCAAGCCCATACCATCTTGGTGTACCACTTTTGTTTCTCTATGACTTGCATCTCTGTTGCAGAAAATTCTATTCTTGTGAATGCTGGAGTCTTGTTTACTATTGGCACTTTGTTCATCATCTTTTTGAGGTTGCCCATCTCATCTGGGACTCTCATGTTCTGAGTCCACATTTGTTTGAAGGCACTTATCTCATCCGCATCTGAACCATCAAGGCCTATAATTCCCTTTGGTACATTGTTATCATTATAATATTCTAGGTCTGAGTCAATCATATACATCAACATTTGCAGACTCTTGGCCAGGATCTGAACTGGAGAGAATCCATAGAACTGGTCTGTTCTTGGCATCCTTTCTAGCCACATGATTTCACTCTTACCATAAGGTATTGGTGCTGGTCCTGTCATCCATCCATATTGAAAGTATGCTGCTCTCTCTTTTGCATCCAGTGATGTGATATCTCTCACATGACTGAACATGGTATTGACTCCTCTCTCATCTGCTACAATATTTGTATTGAATATGATATCATCCCTGTCTGTGTACATTCCATGGATGTCCGGATTCTTGGTAAATGTGCCTCCATCTCTAGCTATAACTTCTACCATCTCTTCTTTCAAATTGAAAACCTTATTTAGAACTCCTGCTTCAATCTCCAGGACATCTCTCAATGTCTGCCTAATAAAAACATATTCGAATGATTCCTTATTAGTGTTTGGATTGTTTAAAAATTTAGTTACATGCTCAATCTCTGCTTTCTTTACTTCATTGATGTCTCCGTTATCATCTGTGTACTTTTCTTTAGTCTTTTCTGTTACTCCAACATCCCAATCAATAGAAGCAATATTATCTAGAATCGTAGAAATACACATCTCAACATAAGGTGTCTGAGCTAGCCATCTAACATAGTTAATATCGACATATCGAGGATAACCATATGGTGGTTTATATAGAAATTTTGGCACATAGCTTTTAACTATTCCCATTCGAGTCTGTTCAGAGATTAAATCTACTGTTATAACTGCTTTCTTTCCGATTAAAAGGTCTCTTATGGATACCATGAATATAAAATGATTTGTGACACATCAGGAATTATTATCTATTCTGCAAGTTGATATTTATAAATCTTATTACGTTTGAACACAATGTTTTGTGCTGGAGCATCAAAATCATAACGGTATGACCTGGGACATTACTGCTTACCCACTCCAATTGCACAACATTATTTTATCTTGTGGGCCATTCAAAGGAAAGAGTTGAACAAACCTTGCTGGCCTTCCGGACTCAGACTGACCTTTCACATAATCAAGCAAATGCAAACCCTAGACTCTGACTATCCTTCCACATGAAATATACTAGTGCATCCGCATAGTCTGGTGACTTATCTTCTGGATCTATGATTCTGATCTTACCTGCAGATGTCATGTCCCATTTCATTGCTGCAAGTTCATTAACTAGGTTTGGTACTTCAATCATTTTGATTTGGTTCTCATTAAAAATCTCTCTGGATCTGAAATAATTCTCACTCTTCTTGTTTATGTATCGGTCCTTCTGGACTGCTGATTTACCATAATGAGCTGCTACAATGTGCACGTTCTTGAACCTTTGCTCTCTGACCTGCTCTTTTAACATGCTCACTACTCCAACTCCCACTCCAATACAATCTATGTTTACTTTGGCCTTTGTCTCATGGCCTATGAAATCTTTTATAATGCTCATAATCCTTCCTGCTACTACTGTGTTCTCACTTTCTTTCTCTGAGTACCAGCCAGTCATCTGGTATATGTTTCCTTTCTTGAATCCCCAATAAATAACTGTATGGTCCGTTCCTTTGTCAGCAATGTCTGCTCCTATTACTTTAGTATATTCTTTATATTTGTTCTTCAATTGAATATAAGCATGCTCCGACATTGTAGTTTTCTTTTTCATTAACTCATGTAACTCTTCGAACTCTCCCTTCAAATTGATATCTGATTCTATTGCTTGCTTGACCTTTGTCAAGTTGAATATGCTATCTTCTCCAAGCTCTGGAAAGTCTGAATCATATAACACTGTAAACTCTAAAGGAGTTAATGTTTGTCTTTGCTCTTCTACAAATAATGCAGTTGTTCTTCCTTCCTTCACTGCTTGCTCCCATCCTATCTGAATCTTATGGAATTCTGGCTTTAATGAATTTTCAAATGCCACATTGTCTCTATCCCATGGATTCATTAACTCTATAAATATTGCAGTCTCTGGTGAATCTCCTAGCATCCTCATAATCTTTGCATTTGCTTTTCGGCCAATTAAACACGCCTCATCTTTTACTACTATGTCAGCACCGAATCCCATTAATCTGTTTGCATCTCCTTCTGCAGAAAATACTCTATACTCTGCGCCTGTATTGAATGTCATTCTCTTCCTGGATGCTTCCCTGACTAGCTTTGTTCCTTCTGATGCATATAACTGTGCCTTGTCTCTCAAGTCATCATCTGTTGTGATTAACTCGGCCATGTATTGTCTCAATATTCCAGCTTGCTCTTCTTTCGGTCCTATAAATGCTATCTTTGCTTCAACTCCAAAGTCAATTAATAAAGCAATTCCTAGAGCTACGCATTGTGTCTTGCCATATCTAGTCATTGCAGAAATTGATAATCTCTTGTTTTCCATGAATGCAATTCTTCGCACTATGTCAACTTGTCCTGGAGTTAAATCAAAACCCCATTTGAGCTTCACCAATAATTTAACATCCTTATGCTTGATTGCCCATTGCATTACTTCTTTATCTGTTTTCTTCATGATACTCCTTTATCCCTTTGATTCTGTTGAGCATTCCTCATCAGCTTCGTGAAAATCTCTACATTTACCACATCTTATCATAATTCCCTCTGGCCCAGTTCCCTGAGCTTATCTCTCTTTCTTTCTAGTGCTATATCCTTCATGTCAGCTCTGGTTTTTATCTTGTTGCATCTCTGGCATAATGTCTGCAGGTTTTCCATATCCCACTCATCACCTCCCATTGCAATCGGCTTGATGTGGTCCACTATGAAGTTTGTTTTTGTTTCATAATACTCTCCACCATAATAACCAACACGTTTTAATTTAATCTCTTGCCTATTGTCTCCGCATTCAATACATCTGAACTCATCTCTCTTGAGTGCTTTCATTCTCAATGCTGGCCAGCTAGTAAATGGTTCCATATCTTGCCAGCCATGGTCATGACAATAATTCCGTCTCTCAGCTCTTCTGTTATTGCAGTTCGGTACTAGACATAATAAAATCCCTTCACTATCTTTTCTGGGTTCTATGTACCTATGATTCTCTCTTTTTGGTAGTGACATTCTGTATCTTCTTGACTTTATTGAAATTGTCCACCAGCTCTGGATGGAGCTCTCTGAATGCATCGGTTATTGTATAGTTCATATCTATCTGAGTATTATTCTGAATCGCTACAACTGGACCATCTGGCTTTAGAATGCCTGCTAATTGGCCCCTTTTGACAAACATCTCATCTTCGTCCTTCAATAATCCTAATGCCTTTAATCTCACATGTCTTGTGGCATTCTTGTCTAGTGCAATGCTCCATAAATTCC